GCGAAGGCCTGCGACGTCCTCATCCACAAACTGCACAATCTTGTCTTCGCAGTTCAACCAAGTTTGACCACCATGAAAGACTGCTACGACGTAGTGATTGCCGACGGCGACTACACCGTTGGGAAACTGCTAGAGTACGAAGTGTTTAAGGACCATGGCAAGTCGGTGGCGTACGTTACGTTTCTCAAGGTGCATCCGCATGATGAAGCGGGTACCCTACGAGTCGCCACCCTCGGCGACGTCGATCTGCCTGTATTAGTGAACGACGCGGCGCGGCGTGTGGCCGAACTCTACGTCAAGATCAAGCACAAGTTCGGTGGCAAACTAGAGCCCGAACTGCAAACGGATTTAGAGCAATTTAAATCCGCCAGTGTCGAAGACAAGCGCGAGATCTTGCAGAGTAAGGGACGGCCTGCCGACGTGGTGGCGGCGGCAGACGAAGAGACCTTGAACGAGATGGCGGCAGTGTATTCCGAAGAGGTGGCCGTGCAACGCAAGGCGCGCAAGGCCAAATCCGCGGACGCGGAAAAGAAGCCCAGGGCGAAAAAAACCAAAGAGACCGACCCCAAAGAGAAGAAGTCAAAGGGGAAAAAAGCCGAGACAGAAGACGCATAAATCGGGTTATTTTTTTTCTGTTCCTAAAAAAAATGCCTCGTAAAACGCGTACGAGTCCGCGTGTAACTGGCGTAATTAAAACGCCCGTTCAAATACGAAAATCCCCTGAGAAACCCCGAGGGTTGTGCCCAGGGCCGATGGCCATTATCATTTCCGTGGGTCGACGCAAAGGCGGCACGAAACGACGGCGTTAACATCGCCAATGACTGTCGCACAACACACACGTCACAAACGTTGTCATGGGTTCATCTGCCGAGCGGGTCTGCAGTTGGTAGTACGTGCACTCGTTTTTCTTGCACTTGAAACATGTGAACAAATTAGTGGTGGCCACGAGGTTTTGCGACGTCAAAAACTTGTCACGCTTTTGCTTGCGCTCAATGTGAGTCTGCCACTTGGCAGGATGCATCTCGGCATGCGAGAGAGTTGCCATGACTTGCGGTCGGTTACGCGCAATCTCTCGAACCGCCTCAAATTTTTCCAAATTGTACATGACCGTTTTCAGCTTGGCCGTATAGATGCGCACAAATTCGGGATTGGTCCATTTGCGCACCACGGCACCGTCGATGCACGCGCGAACCGTGTAATTAAAAATGCTGATTTCAACGTTGGTAGCCGCGTCGCCTACGAGCTTGTGAAGTTCGGCGCGCAGGCGCTCCCGAAATTCTCGCATGTTTTTTTGAACTCTTACATAAAGAAGAGTTCAAATCAATTTTTTTGCGATGCAGGCCGCTTGGTTACTTTCTGCTTCAAGTTTAAATGGAGTCAGCTGGCGGCAACGAGGAATTCAAAAATGCACAATTACTAGCCCGCGAAAAGGTCGACCAACTAAAGGCCAACAACACGGATCATCGCCCCGCGGAAAAAAAAGGGCAGACCCTCCTTGATTTAGGTATAGATGGAATCGATCAGTACTACCGTTTAGAAACAGGTGATGCGGGTAAAAACGATTGTCTCGCGTTTACCATTCTGAATGTTTTGGTTCCGCAATTTCTTACTTTGGAACAAGCCGTTCAAAACGATGCAGCCCATTGGTTTCGCCGAACCTATTTAAAAGAAAAATTTTCATCACTTGCTTTGAATGAGACGGAAAAAACTAAGATTCTTGCCTCATTGGAAAGCACAAATTCCTTGACTGAAGACATATTGACCAACTTGAATAAATTGTGGAATGTCAGCTTTTTAGTCCTTCAATACATTCGCGACCAAGGTTACAAAATACACAGTTGTTCTCTCATTACTCACTTGTACGATTACGATGCGCATCCTCCCATGTTTATCATCCTTGGAATAGTCGGAAATATAGAGGGCGCAGATTTCAAGCCGTTTCATTATGAAGCCATAACCCCTACTTACAGCTCGTGCGAGGAAGTAAAGAAGATATACCTTAAGTATTCTGGTACAGTCGATGAGGGACATTTAAAAACATTTTGTCTAAACCAGGAGCCTGCTGTAGAAATTTCAACGAGTACAAGTGAATTAGAAGAACCACAAGCGGCTGCGAAAAACGCTACCGACGAGGCAAACGCCACGGTAGATCCAGAACCGAACTCTACGCCAGAACCAGCGGCCACGCCAGAATCAGCGAAAAACGCTACCGACGAGGCAAACGCCACGGTAGATCCAGAACCGAACTCTACGCCAGAACCAGCGGCCACGACAGCACCAGTGGCAATTTCGGCAGAAGCACAAGCGACTGAAACGTTAGCGAAAAACGCTACCGACGGAACAAACGCCGAGTTAAGTGCAGAGTCGAATTCTACACCAGAAGCAGTTGCCACGGTGAAAACAACGAAAGCTACGTCAGAACCAGCGGTGGACACGAAGACAGAACCAGGTGTTGAAGTAGCAGAGCTCGCCAAGAGCGCGGTTTTGGCAGAACCACCTTCTGTCGCTACCGAAGGTAAAACCGCCACGAAAACAGCGGAGAATTCGATACCTGAAACGACGACAGAACCTGGTGTTGTTGAGGATGCATCGACAGACCCAGATCTTGCTGTATCACAGTCTGCTTCAGTAGAAGAGGCGGGACCGCCAGAACCAGATGCTCCCGTGGAGGCACCCATGGAGTCCACGGAAACACTTATTGTCAATAAAGAGGTGGCAAAATTGGTGGCCGAAGTAAAAACGCGATTGGACAAACAAGTTCCTGACGGCGGAATTGGATACGTAGATGGAGTCTTTCGCCAATCCATGAAACCATACGACCCTCACAAATTGTACGACTTATTTGAACACTATTTGTTAACGCCACTGCCTCCAAAAAAATACGGTATCATGGGTGGGACTAAACGAACGGCTCTTCTTCCAGCTCAGAATCAGACACTACGAACCCATCCTTTTCGTAGCCTTCTTTCGTGAGTGGAACCCCAGTTTCGTCGTCGGACTCACTTTCTGTGACCAAATCTTCGAACCCTCCCATCAGGGACTCGTACATCTTGTCCCACGCTTCCAGAGTCAGAGACGCTTCAGGGTTCACAAGTAGACACCGACCAAAATACAGGCTTTTGTCCACGGGCGGCGGGAACTCGTACATGTTTTCCGTATGCGCCTTTCCCTTGTTCTTGGCGTATAACTTGATTGTAACGCCATCTACAGTCCAAGCTGCGCGTTCTTCAAACCCTTCGGGATTGCGAAATCCGCACGCCTTATAAAAATCAGCGGTTTCGCCCAACTCCACTACCGAGACATTTCCCGTGCGTGAAATAACCAACCCGTTCATAACTTTTTTACATTGGAATCGCATGTCACATCTAAATCAATTTTTTTTATTTTAAACACTTGACTCCTTTTAGTAGGAATGCGCATCTACACCGCGCTCACGGATGCTCAAATCGAACGCATCCTCCGCTCGCCACCTAGTTGTCAAGAAACCGTCACGACCATATATTCCGACGACGGTATTTACGAAATCAAAAATAAAATTCATAAAGTTCTGGTGCAAGACTCCCCAAGTACCACCATCATCCTTCGCGGTAGAGAATTACGTACGGACCCTTGCGAGCGCACGTTGCAAGAGCGGTGGCAAATACCGCTTCCCCATGACGCTGAAACCGCCACCGTGTTTACGTACGATCTTGCGCCTCGTCTCCGCTTAGTCATGGAACAAACTTGCCGTACCACCTACTACTTCATCGCAGATACATGCGATGCCGTTGTCGACTGGATTGAGAAAAATTGATGTTTTTGTGCGACCTACTTCCCAAGTAAGAAAAATGGACAAAGAAGGAGCCATCCAGCGGGAAACCGCCAAGCTAAGTAAAGGTTCCATCGACGTGGACGACCTTGTTCGGTTCATCGACCGCATATCAACGCCTGCGGAGCCCGAACTCGACCGCTGCTCCGCCAAACGCGCAAACGACGAGCAATGTACTCGTCGCTGCAAAGCAGGTCTGCAATTTTGCGGCACTCACAGCAAAAGCACTCCTCGAGGAACCATGGAAGCTGGCATGACAACGCGCGAGGTTGTCGCCATCGACATTGACGGCATCCTGCATTACGCCGATGACGAACTAATTTACTGCACAGAAGACGTGCTGAAGAATGTCGTCAACCCTGCCGTAGTTGCACGCTACACCAAAGTGAATGGGAAATACGTCGTGGAGTGGTAATGCGCCTTAATTTTTTTTCACAGGGTTGAGATGAGCTCTCCGTTTTTGTAGACGTTGCATTTGAACGTTTGTTTTTTGGGTTTGGAGCAATACACATTGTTGCTCGACCCTACGTTGTAGTAAAGCAACTTGTTGCCGCCCGCACCCTTGATCAGCGAGTACGCGACAATGCCGTATGCGGCCCCCATCAGCGTACCCGCGGCTACGCCCATTGCGGTGACGCACTTTTTCCGCAGCTTGACCACTGTGTCGATGCCAAACAACATTAAAAATCCTAGGATGGCGTACACATTGTAATCCCCGTTGGCATGCATGGGGGCTCCCAAATAGGCCATCGTAAATATGATTAAAAAGGACGATGCGGAAGGAGACGTGTATGGCATCATCGGTAGGGACGGGCATTTTGTTGGAGCTCCAATTAAGGGCTGTATCAACCGCACCACAATCAACCCAATGATCAAGGCGCCCATCCACACAAACGCCTTAATGTCCTGATTGAAGATAGATGTCATGAGCAAAAACCCTGACACCACAATGGGCGATGCATTGCTCATATACTCAAACGAAGCTGCCACGGTCGGATCCATGTACCACCCGTAATAAAAAAATGTAGCCTTACTCTATGCGCACGAGACGGTTGCGTCGCCGCCGTTCGCGGCGTCGTTTACGCGGGGGGTCTGCCCTCATTGGTAAACCGTACGGCCCGACCACGTGGGGCACCTCCAACTACTACGCCTACAACAGCACTCCCAAACTGGAGTATCCAGCCCACCACTCGTATCAATCCCAGAAGGGCGGGGGGAATTGGGCTGACATGTTTGACCCTAGGGCACGGCCCATCCAGCCTGCCTGGTCCATAAAAGATTCTGTAGGGTATGGACTGCACTCGGGGTTCAATGCGTTTATGGGGCGCTACCCCACGGTCAACCCAAATCATTTGGTAGGCCATTTCCAAAAATAAAAATCTTTTGCTGTATTAATGAATCTCGGAAAGGTTTATGACTCCCTGTGCAATCCCGCCAAGTTCTACCTTATCATTTCAGCAATTTCGTTCATTCTTATTTTATTGCAGAACCTTGGCTCGCGTAACTCGTTTACTTTAGGCTCCTACAGCGTACCCCATTCCAACCCCATGCTTCTTCTTCTGTTCAACGTTCTTTACATTGCGGTGTGGACATGGATGCTAGACAAGGTATGCACCATTAACCCCAAAATTAGCTGGGTAATCGTGCTCTTTCCCGTCATTCTACTCTTTATTGGGTTTGCACTCATGATTTTTGCAGGCAACAAGACGCGGTATTAAAGCATGTTTCCGACAAAGTAGTAGACCAGGCCAAAGAGCGCCGCGCGGGCAAGAAGCGACATGTCGCCCTTGAGCTTTACGGTACTTTTGATGAAATCGTAGGCGTAATTTGAAGCGAAGACTAAAAAGAGCAAAAGGCCTAAAAGGGTAGACGTAAGGCGAGGATCCATTATAAAAAATGGTTCAGATTTTTTTTTCTGCTAAACGCTCGGCTTTTTTAAGGTCGCGGCGACAGCGCGCTTTCTCCGACGACTTGATCTTTTTGTCGAGCTGTGCCAGCGTGTAGCATTCTTGAATGTGGCGAAAACACAGCGAGATGCGCGGCTCGCACGCATCGACCGCGGGAATGGAATGTTTGTACTTCTGATTGTCCTTCCAACCAAGGACAAACAGATCTCCGCTACGAAAGGAAAAACTGGTCACTTTGCCGTCCGCGTCCATCAGCTGAAACTCGCGCGTGGCGCCAAACGACAAAATCGCCACGCTTGACTCGGGAACCCACGACCGAATCTTGTCCGAGTGAAAGCCAATGTAATCCGCGCCCTCTTTGTACAACGTACCAATAATGTGATTGTATTTGCGAAACCGCCTCAAACGGCGAAGGAGGTCTTGCATGAGCGGATAGTCTTTGTAACACAAGTACTCTAGCACGGAGGCCCACTGAAATCCCGTGTACGAGTACACGTGTTTGACCTTTCTCTTTTTCGTCAAAAACAGTTT